TATCTTTTCGTTGTCCATGAAAAATCCCCCTATTTTCCATGTAGCTTTTCTAGTATTTCCGACTTTTCAAGGACCCTTTTGACATATCCGGACAGCTGGCCCTTCTTTGTCCTGGTAAGCACATTTTGCTCGCCGTGATAATATGCCAGGACCACAGCAGGATCATTGTATGTCTCGAATAGTTCGAACAGATAGTCAGCTCCTGCGTGAATATTGCCGTCCATATCGTATATGTCAGTAACGCCCAGGTTCTTAAGTCTGTCCTTGTGTACAGGCTCATTGATCTGCATTATTCCTTTGCAGGTTCCTGCAGAAACATTTGCCAGGTAACGAGATTCATTCCAGCAGATTGCTTCCAGAAGCTCCGGGCAAATATCATATTCTGCCCCGTACTTCTCGCAGATCTCTTTCACATCATCCGGCGCGTCAATATCCGCATCGTACTTAGCGGAAGCTGTAATTGCAGACGTGGATATTAACGCCGCTGCCAAAAGCAGCGGTATCACTTTCGCGGCGCGCATAATGCAGCCCCCATTATTGCTAATCCGATTGTAAAAAATAAAATACTGGGAATCATGTTCGAAGAATCGGCCGTTACGATTCCGGCCAGAACTAAGAAAAATGCTCCCCCTGCATATTCTTTCTTCATGCCGTTTCTTTCTCCCTGCAGATACTACCTTGCAATATGATCTCATATACTGGATTATCGCCCGGAACAACCTTCCCCTTAATGGTGTCCGTCCTGGTTCCATCAGCCAGCACATGAACTATTTTCGGTTTCTTCATCGTCTTGGACCTCATAAAAATAAGTTGCAGGTACATTAAAAAACTCTGCTAATTTGTCAATAGTCTTGCGTTGTACCTTAGTTCCACGCTTACGCCAAAAGTACATAATTGCTCTTGACACACCTGTTTTTTGCTCAACATAGTAATCGCTTATGTAGTTCTGGTTCCTGAGCTTTTCGTAATTCTCATAAATTGGACTTGGTGTAGCCATTTTTCTTTCCTTCATTCGTTTATTTTTCGTTTAGAATATGCTATACTGTGCTTGAACACTGAACTTTTGTAACATATTCCAGCGTTAACATTTGACTAAGATGTTAACGGTTGTAATTAAATACTAAACGGCATTTTTACCAAAAGTCAAGAGTTTTTTTATACTAGTTTAATTTTTTTACAAAAAGGGGTAATCGTCATGACGTATGAAGAGTATTGTAAACTGCGCGATTCCTATGGTCTGACCGACTATGCTGTAGCCAGTTTGTCGGAAGTTTCTCGCGCCACATTGAGCCAATGGAAAAATGGCAGGTCTAAACCAAGCAAAAGCACCATAAACAAAATTAAACGTTTATTTGAAAACTACGAAACTACTATGCAAAAGCCTTTCGAAAAAACTACGTTCCTTAATCCTGATATTGCGTTTTATGACCCTCAATCAGGCGAAAAATATTATATTGAACCAGGTCCAGCGATAAATAAAGTGTCTGTCAAGTTATACGATGGAACATCCTGCGATCTTTCTCTAGCTGAATACAAACAATTATCAACTGCTATTAATGCTTTTATTTTTGCCTGGATTAAAGACAAAAGTGAAAACACTGAACCAGATTCTGGATTAAATAATAATCAAAAATAGTTTTTAGGTCCGTTTTTCTCGCGCGCGCGATATATATATTTTCGTAAGAAAATATATTAATCCTAATCCTAATCCTAATCCTAATCCTAATTACGAACCTAACCGAAAGCAAAATAAAAGCAAAATAAAAGCTAATCAAAAGCAAAATAGCACTATGTAATCCGCGTGGTTACTGCGTTTTAGATTTTTTGACCAATCGGGTTAATGGCACATTTAAAGCAAAATATTTCAAGATCATTGTTATGGTTTTTCTTTAAAAAATTTTTTAATAAAAAAATAAAAAGCAAAAATAAAGCTAAATTGCAGTTAGGTTTCATTTGCTTTCGTTTGCTTTCGGTTAGGTTTTATTTTGCTTTTGGTTTGCTTTTGGTTAGGTTTAGAGTACAAAATTTTATACTCTAAATTATAAAAATTAATAATCTGTATTCTGACAGAAAGGACGGTGGTTTTATGAAATCAGAATCATTTATTATTGCCGGTGTAAGACATTATGAAGACAATATTATGTCGTTACTTCGTGAAAATGAAGATTTTGACCGTTCAAAGCAGGAACTGAAGGACTGGTACATGGATCAGAAGGTCCCTGAGTATGTTCCTAAGACGAAGCTTCAGATTGTCCTGGAAGAAGAGCCAACTAATCAGTATGATCCGAATGCTGTTAAGGTCCTTATGAATGGCCTGACTGTTGGATATATTAAATCAGGATCCTGCGCCCACGTTAAAAACATTATGGCTGCAGGTATCAGAAAGATCTTCGTAAAAGAAATAGCTATAGGTAGATATAAGTATGTTACTGAAAATAGCGTAGAAACTGAAAACTACGGCTATCCGAAGATCACGATTGTTGTTTCTTATGGTCCGGATGAAGAAGCAGCTTCTCCGGATCCAGAAGTAAAAGCTGGTGTAAAAAATACACAAGCTAAGGTGCCTAGAAAGGGAATGAAGAAGCGCTTAATCATCCTGGCTATTTTCGCCTGGATAATATTGTCAGCTCTTTGTTACCTGCTTACTCCGCCCTTAGTCTTAGGAATTGTTATTTTTGCACTTGTTTACAATATTTTTAAGAGGTTGAAAATTTGAACGTAGCAGGTTATGTAAGAGTTTCTTCTGAAGAGCAGGTCGAAAACTATTCGATTCCGCAGCAGAAGGAAATGATAGAAAATTATTGTAAGGTCCGCAGCTGGAACCTTATAAAAATATATGGTGATGGCGGTTTTACCGGAGCTAATACTGAACGTCCGGCGCTTAATGAATTTCTTGATAATGCCGGAGCTTACGACGCAGTAGTAGTTTATAAGATTGACCGTTTTTCCAGATCTCAAAAAGATATGCTGAACATGATCGAGGTCCTTAAGGAAAAAGGCTGCAAGTTTGTTAGCATTCAGGAGAATTTTGACACATCTACGCCGCTTGGTATGGCGATGCTTGGAATCCTTGCTGCATTTGCGCAGCTGGAACGTGAACAGATAAAAGAAAGAATGTCCCTTGGACGAAAGGGACGCACTCAAAAAGGACTTTGGCGTGCTGGTTCCAATGTTCCCACAGGTTACGATTACATAGACGGCCATCTGGTTATCCGGGAAGACGAAGCTGTTCAGATCAGAAAAATTTTTGAACTGTTCCTGAAGGGATGGACCATAAATGCGATCAAGGAATATATGCACGAAAATTATACTAATCGCTACAGCTCCTGGTCCCACAATGGAACGATTACCACTACGCTGCAGAATAGTTTGTACATAGGAAAGCTCCCCAGTAAGTCCGACGGGACAGAATACCAGGGCGAACATGAGCCTATCATAGACGATATTACTTTCTATGAAGCGCAGCGCCTTCTTAAATTCCGCAGGGAACATTTTAGCGATATCTATAACAGGCCCTTCAAGGCCACACACCTTTTGTCCGGCATAGCTTACTGCAGCGAATGCGGCGGAAGGATCTCGGTAGTATCAGCGCATCAGTATAGATATTATGGTTGCCATAGAAAGAGCAGTCCGGATCCCAGAAAGCGAAAGGTCGTAAAATGCAAAACTCCTAACTATCGTGTCGAGGTTCTGGATCAGCTGATAATAGACGAAGTGCTTAAGCTCTCTTATGATCCGAAAGCGATCAAGCAGCGGATCCGTCCCAGGAAGAAAACGGATCACAGTAAAGCTCTTAAGACACTGGAAAAGCAAAAAGCCAGGCTCATTGATCTATATTCTGTTGGCGGAATAGAGCTGGAAGATCTTACAGGAAGAATTGATTCGATCACGAAGAAGATCCTTAGTCTTAAAAATGATAAGCCGCAGGATCCTGACCTGTCATACACAGAAGCTGTGGATCTGTTCAATAATGCCAGGGAAATTTTCGAAAGCGGAACTACTGAAGAAAAGCGCAGCATCTTAATGGCGCTCATAAAGAAAATTGTAATCACTGAAGATTCTGTAGAAATCTACTGGCGCTTTGAGTAAAAGCAAAAATGCACGTCTTTCGGCGTGCATTCTGCTGTAGCTTTGGCGCTCATAGAGACTATTGAATGTGTATTATGGGGAGTACACAATCCTTATGTATCAATTATATCATCATTTTTATGTCTATTGTTAATAGGGTTTTATCCCTACCGACAATAGACATAAATATTCGATATTTTATAAAATGCCATCATTTGAGCATATACGCCCTTTTTAGACACTTTTATACCTTGGACGATTAAGTTATCAAAAAATATTTTTTAAGCGAAAAGAGCCTAGAAATATTGATGTGAAATTTTATGAGCGGTATAATAATTATAGATTAACTGCTCATTTTTAGAAACCTCCTACAAATTGAGTAGACAGTGGCCCCTATGAAAGAAACTCTGTGAGAAAAATCCAAAAATACTTATCCCGGAAAAGAGCAGCTTCCCAGGCTGCTCTTTTTCTTGCAATAAAATAAGTCCCAGCGTGTAACCACACGACGCCGGGACTTACTTTATTGTATGAAAAAATACAATATGGTTTTTACTTAGTAATTATATCACTTCAGGAGCTTATTAACTATGCGCTGGATGGAATAATAATCATATCCTGCAGCTGTGAGAAGCTCCTTTCTTGATGGCTTGCTGTTTCTTGTTCCCCACTGGCCTGCAATAACTTCCTTGGCTATCTCTTCGTTAGTCTTTCTTCCAGGCTGCGTAAGTCTGATGATTCCATCAAAATCTACATCAAGATCACAGACTGGTCCTATTCCTGGAACTTTGCCCTTAGACGAATATTGCCAGGCTACGGCCATCTTGTAGGACGGTTTCAGGGAGCTGTAAGGATTATATTCGCCGACATCGTTCTTCGGATATCTTGCAATCCAGAAGTCGAAGTTGTTCTTCAGATCATCATGAATGACATTCATATACCAGTCACGGTTACAATATATTCCGACATAATATCCGGCTTTTCTGAAGATATCAGCATAAACCTTAACCAAGCCGCGAATATAAGCTTTGCCCCTGGCTCTTACAACATTTGCTTCAAGGTCCAGCCAGATTCCATATTCCAGCTGACGGCCTGCAAGATTTTTAATAAGAGCGTTAGCATCAGCTGCAGGATCTGCCATAGATGCCGAAGCAATAAAGATATAGACGCCACGGGCTATTTTGTTCTTGCCTGCTTCTTCGTAGTTATAGTCGAAGGTTTCGTCTTTTCTGTGGCTCTGCGCTTCATACTGACACTTCATAATCGCAAAGGCCTTTCCGGATCTTGCCACTTTGGCCCAGTCGATCTTCCCCTGGTAATGGCTTACGTCAATTCCTAACAGTTCGCCCATAATTACCCCTTCCTGATCTGCGCGATAGTCTGCAGAACTTTGTCATAACCGACTGTACTCCCAATAAATAAACAGAATGTCATAAGGACCAGGCAGACAATATTCTTAGGAGTAAAAGGAATATCCATAAGAATATATGCTGCAAAGGTTCCGCCCATTCCTACGATAGCAGCATCAACCAGGGCGATCATATTGCAGGATAAGTTTTTCAGGATCTTCTTTAGCGCCTGGGTAAGAAGAGAAGAAGCTGCGCTTCCAACTGTAAAAAGAAAGATAAATAATTCGATCGTCATAATTTTTTACCCCCTACTTAAGCAGTCTTCCGGATCTTAAAAAGCTTTATCAGGCAGCACAAAAAAGCTTCGCCGCCGCAAAAGAACTTAACAGCTTCCGTAAGAGCATCGTGAGTTATGCCGGTAATAGACGAAACTATCAGCTCTACTATGGAATAAAGTGTAAAAAATACTAAGCAGTAGATAACATATAGGCTTAACTTATCCAGCGGCTTTTTATGAAGTTTCTGTAATCTCTCGATTCCTGTTTTCATAGGCATATCACTTCTTTGCAAGATATTCGTGGAGCTGCTTCTTGGCGTCCTTAAGGTCGTCTGAGATTGTTTCCTCATGCGATATACAGAACTGTATTTCAAATTCGATAAGGGCAAGCAGGCAGTGCTGCATAACATTCATGGCCTGCTCGTTTACTTCGATCTGGGCGTCTCCTTCCTTGACATTCTGCTTAAGAGCGCGCAGCTCGTTTTCAAGGATCGCCACGCGGTTCTCAAGGGTAGATCTTGGCTGGCCCAAAAAACGATATCCGCCATAAATAATAATAATAATGTTCGCAGACGCAAGGATCGCCTGTAAGTAAGGCAAGATGTTTGATACCATTATTTTCCCTCTCATAAGTAAATAAACTTATTTATCTAAAGCTTCAGGAACTAAGTCCTTCAGCTTATTTTCATATTCGTCGCAGGTCGTGTACTGGGATAAAAGACCTATTGTTTCCCGGTTTAGTTCTAGGAGCTTTTCGATAAGCTCTGCCTGCAGCATTATTACTTTGCTTAAATCGTCCATATTTGTTCCTATGCTGCTAAAAGGACATTTCTTTGCCAGGTCCTTATAATGATCTTCAGCTTTCGAAGCGTATGTTTTCTTATGAATCTGTGATGAATGTTATAGCTATTGCAATGTTTGAGCATTCCAAGTCTTGATATAAGCGCCTGGGCGAACTTAACTGTAACCTTGTTACCATGTTCGCGGATTCTGTAATAAGACCTCAGCTGCCGTTTAAGTGTCAGAAGAGACTGCTTTCTTAAGAGTGTATATCCTTTTCCGAATCTGTAGCCTAAAGCGTTAGGCAGTCTTTTATTGGTCCTGAATATCTGCCAGTTACCTTTAAGTTTAAGGCCATGAACGGATAACCAATCCTGAATAAAATGAAGAAGCTTCTTAGCTTCTCTTTTACGATTGCAGAAAATAGTGAAATTATCCATGTAACGGATGCAGTGAGCTGCTTTGAAGTTTTCTCTTATGGCGTGGTCCAGCGGCTGAAGAAATGTATTAGCAAACCACTGTGAGCAGTAGGCACCTATTTGAACGCCGTCCGTTAAGATCCTTTCCATCAGATCAAGGACCTTATGATCCTTGATAAGGTGTCTCATCCGGTCCATAACAATAACAGGCTTAAGCGAATCATAAAAATGATAAATATCCGCTTCGATGCAGTATCTGGTTCCGCTATTGTCTTCGTTCATCCATTTCCTGATTGCCTTAACGCCATAGTGTGCGCCACGTCCCTTAATTGAACCACAGCACCACTTATCCATCCCACGCATCATAACAGGTTCTACTACCTGTACCAAGGCGTGATGGACGCACTGATCCGGAAACATTTTTGGCTCGCAGATATCGCGCCATTTTCTCGCATTCCTGTCGTAGCGCTTCTTTCTTGTTACTTCGTTCGGAACGTAGCCTTCAATAATGATCTTCTTAAGCTCAGCTACGCGCTTATCGAGTGTATCTTCAAGCCATTTCGCTGTCTTATTCGGAATATCCGGATATCTAACCCACCTATGCGAATTGATTACAGTAATAATGGCTTTCTTCAAATTTTCATCTGAAATAAGTTTAGGGAAAAGATTATTTACTCTTTTCATAGGATCACTTAAAGATCTCCTTTTGCCTAACAGGTGTTCCAGCGTCCTTTTGGATGTACTAACCTGTCCCTTGTTGGCATTATTTTCAGCAAGAGCTGCGCGAAATCCATACCCTATGCTAATCGCTCGATGTAGCGGATTAACCGTTGTATTATGCCGGATATCTCAAAAAGGATATGGGAGCCGATGTTGGCGTTCTGGTTCGAAGCCTGGTTGTTGCCGTTCAGGTAGAACGCACCGTAGTTCTGGTTCTGGTTGTAGTTACCACCGACGTTCAGAACGACGCCAGAAGCGTTGTAGTTGCAGCGGTCGTCACAGAACTAAAACATCCACTCGTGGTATGGAAATCCCATTGTTAACAGTTGCATTTTCTATTTCGGAAGGTAATATGTGGGAAAAGGGGCTTACGCCCCCTTGTTTTCCCACACCCTTTTCAACCCCCAACCGCTGCGCGGTTAAGGTAATTTTTGGAGACGGGAGCCGATGTAGGCGTACTGGCCCGAAGCCTGGCTGAAGCCGTACAGGCAGAACGCACCGAAGTACTGGTACTGGCTGTAGTAACCACCGACGTACAGAACGACGCCAGAAGCGCTGTAGTAGCAGCGGTCGCAGATATATGTACTTCCGTCAAGCGTGCTGTCGGCCGTGCTGGGATATAGCGCATATTCATATCCGGAAACTGCGCTAGGATCATTCCATGCAGTGGCCCATCCTGTAGCACTTGGCCTTGTTCCGACTTTGGTTCCGCCTGTTGTGTCTGAGAAGTTTGCCGGATTCTTGATTGCATAAACATCAAGATTGCTTGTTCCTGCAAAGTAAACGCCGTCGCACCAGTCATAGCAGTTATCCCAAAGGCCTTCGATATGCCTGTACTGGGTTCCGCCATATACAGTAGCGCCTATGCTGCTTGATGTCGTACCGGTATGATATGGCATTGAATCGGTATAGCCCATATTGTAGACTGCTGAAGAAGATGCGGTTGTCTCTGAACATCCGCCGCCAATCTTAGCCTGGCTGTTCCAGTCTGCAAACTCTACAAGATAGAGCATGTTAATGGTCCACCACATAGCAAAGTCGTACTGCCAGATCTTAGATCCCAGGTTATGGATTCCTGTTCTGAAGTCTGATCTTGTAGTTGAGACTTTTGGTGTTGTTCCTGAAACAGATTTATAGTTAGAGCTGCCGCAGTGATAACGTCCAACATAAACATAATCACGTTCGCCGGCTCCGTCGCCACGATCAGCGTGTGCAGGCGATACCAAGAAGCCTGTCTGTGCAGCATCGGATATCTGAAGCTTCATGGAGCTGCCGCTTCTGGTCCACTTGTACCAGAACTTAGGAATCTTAACCAGCTTGCCAGCGTCTGCATCGTCTACGATCTCCATTCCAGACCATGGCATCTTGTCATCGAAAGGCGAAGAAGGTGTTCCGCTCATGCCGCTGTAATATGGCTGCGGATCTGAGAAGGAAGCTGCATCGTCCGTTCTTGTCCAGGATGTTGTAGATGTGCCGTCCCACTGTACGCCATAAACAGAAACGTCCTTGACGGTGTAGGAAGTTGTGGCTGTAAAAGGTCCATAGCCAGGATTAAAGGTTGCTGTGATATTGAAGGTTCCTTCAGTGGTAAGAGTAGTTCCGTCTGCAGGGCTGAAGGTACAACTTGAAGTAACGTCTTTTGTCAAAGCTCCTGCAGTAGCGGTTACTACGATGCCGGTAAGATCCAAAGTCTCGTTAGGCTTGTAAGATGTCTTAGTAGGCGGCGTAGTAATAGCGATAGCAGTAACCGCAGTTACTGTAACGCTTGTTGTAGCTGTTTGTCCGCCGAAGGTTGCTGTAACTGTGATAGTACCTGCTGTTGAAAGCGTGCTGCCATTAGCAGGGCTGAAAGAACAGTCTGCGGTTACATCCTGTGTTGTAAGACCTGCAGTAGCGGTTACTACGATGCCGGTAAGGTCCAAAGTTTCGCCCTGCATATAGGCAGTCTTTGTAGGCTGTGTAGTAATGGACAAAGTGATAGCAGCTACAGTTACATCGTAGGTTACAGTCTGTCCGCCATAGGCGATCGTGATAGTCTGTGTTCCAGGAGTATTAAGGACCTGTGGTGTGATTACACAGTCCGAAGTAACATTTCCGGAAAGAAGGCCTGCAGTAGCGGTAACTACCAGACCAGTTGTGTCCAGTGTCTCGCCCTGAAGGTATGAAGTTTTTGTTGCAGCGTTGGTAATGGTAAGGCTGTCAACTTCGATTCCGCCCACGCCCAGCGTGCTTCTATATGCTATTGCCATAACTTACACCCCCTTGATCTCGCAGTAGACTGTTACTGCGCTTGCAGGTGCATCAAAAGTAAGCACTGCTGTTCCAGGTGTTGAAAGGTCGATGGCCTTATAATTTGAGCCATCGGATGTATAGAAGTCGATCATATAATTTCCGGTAGTAGGAAGGCTTGTGAAAGTAACAGTTGTAGAGCCGCTTGCAAGCGTAGCGGTCTTTACTTCCGGCTTTCTTGCGAATGTTGAATTTATAAGTGTCGCAAAATCAGTAATGGTTTTCATGAGTTACCCCCTTAAGAAAAAGTAGCAGCTATAGCTGTCCACTGCGCTTCTGTTATCAGATTCGAAGCTACGTCAAGATCCACAGCTCCGGAAGTTACTGTCTGAGCTACCCCGTTTACAGCAGCTGAAGTAACAGCCTGGACATTAACTGCGCCGTCTGCATCAGGAGAAAGAGCTGTTCCGTTTACCTGGACTTCCTTAACAGGAACTGTAGGGATTGTAGGTGTATTGTCCAAGTCGTTGTAGCTGTTGGACAGTGCTGCAGCTCCAAGGGACTTATTTTTCCACTTGCCTGCTGTATTGTCCCATTCAAGGACCTGACCCTCTGAAGGAGAAGAAACGGCTACGTCTCCAATATTGGCAAGGCTTGCCACTGTGGCGCTGTTTGCTCCATTGACCCACTTACTTTCTTCAGCGTCCCAGATCAGCGTCTGGCCGTCCGCTACGCTGGTAATAGCTACGTCTGTAAGAGCAGAAAGAGATCCGCTAGTGCCGTTCGTAACTGTAAAGGTGTACTCATCGCCGTTTGTCATTGTTATGGTGTAGGTGTCCACGTTACCGCTGGTGGAAGTCTTTTCAATATTGCTGATTCCTACGCCGTTAGCTCCGTCTGTTCCGTCGGCAACTGTCATAGTTCCGGTTGTGGTATCGCCGTTATCGTCTACCCACTGAAGTGTTACAGTGGTTACTCCGGAAGATTTTGAGATCGAAGCAACCTGGCACGGTGCGCCCTTAAGAGCGCCTGCACCTGCTAAAGTAGCTGCAATGTAGCTCTTTAACATTCCGATTATAACTTTGTCGTTCATGCTGCACCCCTTCCTGAATTATGGCTGCGCAAGCCAGTTTTCGCTTTCTTTGTCATAGAAATAGACGTTCTGTGTGTCCATTTCAAAGAAAGTTGAGCCGTTAGTAACCTCAAGGCCCTGGAATGACACTGTAGGTTTTGTGTCGTCAGAAAGTCCCATGAAGTCCAGTTCTTTTTTAGTGTCGTCTTTTACCAAAGTAACCATTCTTTTTCCCCTTCCTTAGCTGAATATTGTTTGAATTGATGTCCACTGCGCTTCTGTTATCAGATCATCATGAACATAATCTGCTATGCCGCCTGCATTTGATACGGCGTTATCGGAATCGTAGGCCAGCTTCGTCATATCGCCAGCTCCGGTTCCGTCCTGACCGTTGGTAACTGTGAAAGTAGCGGTGTCGCCGTTGGTGTAGGTAATCGTATAGGTGTCTACAAGACCGGAAGTTCCTGTTTTGGCGATGGATGCTATGCCATTACCTGTATCTCCGGTATTACCTTTGATATTGGAAAAAGCAAAAGCAAAGCTGGGAGCTGCATCTGTTCCGGACTTTGTGACATTGACTGCAGGTGTTCCGACATTGGCGTCAACGGTTGCAGTGGCGCTTACTACTGGTGTAGGTCCAACGTCGCCCTGTGAAGGTTTGTTGCTGTCTTCATATTGTCCGGTTCCGCTGTTCCAGATCTGCCAGTCGCCATCAGCTCCGATAATAGGCGGCTTAGATGCAGCAAGTGCAGCCTGTTCTGCGTACCACTTCGAATTGTTGTGATACTGTTCTGCTGTGGAAGGAACCGCAGTTCCGTCCTTGGTACCCTTCGCCCAGGCTTCAGCATCTTCCGAAAGTCCTTCCATCTGAGCAATGATTGCAGGAGCTTCGTTCATCAGCTCTACGGCCTGTTCGATAAGTGGAATTTCTGTTTCGGATATCTGTGTCGAATCTGCCAAAGCAGAAGGCTCTACACGGATAATGAAGTTGATCGTAGCGATCTTATCGTCGCCGTTTACGATCCTAAGCTCTGCCTTCTGATCTCCGGACAAAACTGTCATTTGTGCCTGTACTATGGCAGTTACAGTTGAACCTGAGAAGCTGCAGGCATATACGAAGCCGGTGCTGTCTCTTTTGGTTCCGCAGATCGTAACAGAAGCTCCTGAAGGTATAGAAAAAGCGTTACCATTTTCGGTAACGCCTATCGTCCAGGTCTGCCCTGCGTCGTACTGGCTTACATTTACCACTGGGTTAACGCCCTTTGGTATAAGATCTAAAGTGAATGATTGAGAAGTCATTTAAACCCCCTTAAGATAAGTTCGGAATTTACGAAACGCCCACAATGATTCCATTGGCAATTTCAAGGTTATGAACTGGGCCATCATAGTAGTCAACTGCAGAATAATGTGTTCCGTTATTAGGATTGTAAGTCCAAAGAATGCCTTTGCAGGTAATAGTTAGATCTTCCTCGGACGTAATGTCAATGCCATCTGTTCCTTCAATACTTACATAGCCTTGATCTGAAAAGCCTAAATAAACGCCGGCATAACTAGAACCGCTAGACTCATTTGAAATCTGTATTCCACCAGCACTAGGATTCCTAATACGTAATGATGAAATTGTTCCATCAGGCGTAACATCAGAATCAATATAAGATCTTCGGTTTACTAGATCTGTATTAGCAAAGAAATCTATTCTTCCATCGCCAAGCACGCAGGTAGCTCTGCTTCCTGTACTTGTAAGTTTGCCGCTCAGCGTCGCGTTACTAGCTGTTAATTTGCCGCTAGAATCCATAGAACTGTTGGTGCTGTTCCATACAGTTCCGGAGCTGCTTGTCTGGAAGATCACATTGTTGCTTGAATCATAAACAGTAAAGCTCGGAACATTGGTTCCGCCAATTACAAGCTTCCCATCAAGTGTCCACGCCTGCGTATATGGTCCGCCTACACCTGCGCGGCTAAAGCCTATTCCGTTTTGGTTGATTCTAAGGACATTATGTGCAGTGGAAGCGTCCGCTGTGTCCATGAAGAAAAGCTCTTTCCAGTTACCGGAAGAATCTTTTCTAGCCATGACGTAGCCGTTAGATCCTGTAAGCCATGCAGTAGCATTGTCTATATCGTCCTGAACAGAAGCGTCGAAGCTCTTGAACATTTCCCTTGTGTTATCAGCTACGGCTGCTATCTCTGCGGACTGATCCGAAATTGTACTTGCAAGGCTGCTTCTAAGGGATCCTACTTCGATAGAATCGTAGCGTTCAAGAAGAACGTTGTAGACAGTTTTGATTACTTTTGCCTGGGTATTTATTCCAAGCTTTTCAAACTGGACTGCTACGTAATCGCAAAGGCTTACTGTCTGAAGAGCTGCTACGTCCTTGTATTCTTCAGTATCAGAAAGATTTACGAAGGAAACCTTGATATTAACCTTCGGAATCCCTATGCCCGAGCCGTTAACATAGGCCTGTGCCTTGGCACGAAGCTGTGCCTGTGTAGGCGCTTCTTGCCAGTCTGAAGACATATCAAGCGGAACAGTTCTCTTAAATGGATAGCTTGAAGCTGTGCTGCTATCTACGGTCTTTTCAGGAAGTGTTACCACGTTTCCGCCTTCAGAATCGCACCAGTAAGGGCAGACGCCTGTGATTACATTGTTTATCTCTTGCTCCTGGTTAAGATCAATGATGTTTTTTCCGTACCGGAGCGTTACAGTCGGTGTCTGAACGCCCCTCGCTGAATGGAGCTTAACTGTGTAGTTATCCCATTCATATTCGCCGCCGAACTGGTCCAAAACTGAACCTTCCACGCCGCCCAGCCTGCTTCTGATTGATGCAGGTGTTGTCTGCTTATAGCTTGAAACGGTTGTTACGTTGGTCCAGAAGGTAAAAGGGCAGCTCTCTGCAGCATTATTTTTAAGAGCTTGCAGCGTACTGTTGCAGGCTGATGAAGACGATGTAATCGTAAAAGGCATTGTAGGGATAAAGGACAGCTGATAAGAGATATGCTGCGCTGATATCTCATAAATGCCCTTCATAGGCTTAACTATCTTGTGTACCCTGAAGGCCTGCAGCGCACTGGTCTGGTTCGGCTTAGCTACGATGATAGAACCCATTTCAAGGCTTGAAGCGTGAAGCTCTGCTTCTGCTATGGTTCCTTCGAGGATGTAGACGCCGTTTCGCTCTTCTGTAACGGTGCAGGATATGAAGTTAAGTCTGCCAAGGCCGTTAGTTGTAAAGGTCGTGGCGCTTTTTGCAAATAATATAGGTTTCATATATCCCCTTTACAAGATCCAGAATCTGGGAGTAATAATCAGCTTACTTATTCCGGACAATGTGATCGCATTTGCTCCGGGCGAAAGCTTTGGAAATTCGCCATTTGTAAGCGTGACATAAGCATTTCTGTTTGTTGCAAGGCTGTCCTTATAGCATTCCTGAAGCTCGCAGTCGATATCCGTGTAAGTAAGAGCTGAAGATATTGCTACGGATATTCCGCCGATAGAAAAAGATCCTGTTCCGTATGCTCTTATCAGTGGAAGCGCTGTCTGCAGATATGGATTATTGATATTGCCGTTTGTGGTAAACTCTATCTGCTTTTCGCCGTCCTTCAGGAACCTTTGCGGATAGCAGTCGAAGGTAAGGTCGAACTGTCCTGCGATAAGCGCATCCAGCGTATCGGCTGTAAATTCTCCGGCCCATCTTGCAAGACGGAACTCTTCAGGATGATAAGTGTCTTCAAGACGCTTAAAGCCTGATTGAGACAGCAGGAAGTTTCGAAGACCTTCCACCCTTGCATCGTAGTTATTGCAGATAAATGCAGGATAAGTAACGCTTATATTGTTATAGCGCCCGTTGTCCATGGTAAGCGTACCATTTCGCCCAGGAACAGAAACAGAATCTACGTCCCTGGACGGAGCGTTATAAGTGTTAAGGCCTGAAATATATACGCCGAAATCCCTTAAGGACTGGCCGTTAAAAATCAAAAAGTTTTTCATGCGAATACAGCCCCTTTGTTGTAAACTGCGCTGTTAATCTTATCCTGGATAATTTCTGCAAGCTGGTTTACATCCTGTCCCTGCGCTCCATATACGTTTATGCTAACCGCATTGGAGATATTGTTGTTTGTTCCGCCAGCTCCTGCAGCATTTATTCCGCCCATAGTAGGAAGCATTGTCTTAGCAAGGTTGTTCATGGCGCTCTCTACCATAGGTATGCCGTTATTGATGCCGCTTGCTATCTGACGCATCATATCAGGCATATAGGTGTTGAAGTTTGAAAGTGGTCCTTCATC